AGCCAATCTATAACCAGTTGATGAACCACCGCCGCCAGCGAAAGTTGATAGTACATTAAATAGTGCTCTTTTCTCACTATCTAAAGTATCTTTTAATGTATATCTTTTATAATTGTTCATTGTTCCATTTCATTAATAACCATATGCCAAAACCATACCCTAATATAACATATAATAGAGATAATGTCAAGTCCCAAATCATACTTCATTACCCCAACTATTCCAACCATCTCGTTTTCTACGAGCAAAAAGTTCAATATATGGACCATCTAACATCTTCTCAATATGGTCATATACTATATCTGGTTTTCTACTGTGTTCTCGTCTTTGGTCCACAACTAATTGTGGTATACTTTTATTTAGCCGTTTAGGTTTACCCCTTGTAGCGAGTAAACACATTTCTGGATTACCTCTAGTCCAATAACCTAGACCTGTAAAGAAACCCATTTTAGTTCGATTCGTTTTTGCCCAAGTAAAACCTACTGTCTTATACTTGAAACCCCACGCATTGATTACTTCAAATGCTTTGTCTAACAAGGGATCAACAACCCACATTAAAAGGACTGCATCGTCCTTAGCAAGGTCACCAACAGGTAACCGAATAATGTCAGACAAAGACATGCAACTATAATGTTTCTCAGGGCTTTTGTCCTTGCCTTTATTACTATACGTTTTAAACGTCCACGGGGGATCAGCATATATTACTCCATGTTTTTTGTTTGTATTAAATTCCATAAGTTAAAAAAAAGTATCTAATCAATAGTATTATTATTAAAAATCTAGGTATAGACCATTCTGTTTTCATAGCAAGTAAACTACCTGTGGCAAAACCCCAATGAATACAAATCAATGATATAAAAAGACTATTCAAAAAATGCCTCTAAACTTGCTTTCTTTTCATATGTCCAACCAATAGAGTTTAATATAAAACTCATAGGATCTAAAAATGTTTTTTGAAACATTGTATCATAATCAATATATTCTTGTAATTTAAATTCACTTGGTAATTTTGTTACATAACTTACTACATCAAATTTAAATGGGTTAGCTTCTTTTAATTTTAAAAATTTAATCTTATCACCTTCTTGTATTAAAGGATACTTTTTATGTAACTTAAATTGTTTTAGTTGATGATTATATATCAAAGCACCTTTAACATGAATAGGTGTACCTTTAATAAAGATACTATTACTATCTTTATATTTTCTTAAATTGTTACAAGACCTAGGAAAAGATATTTGTTCAGCTGACATTTGATAAAACTCTTTTTTAAAATTGGCAACAAACGCTTGTAGCTCGTCTTCACCTTTTGTCATTATAAGTTTAATTGCTTGTTTAATATTACCTCTACAAACTTCAGGAGTAGATGACTTCACAGCCTCTATACCCATAATCTTTAATTTAGGTTCTTCAAATGTAATACCTTCTTCATCTAACACATTTAACATATATCTTTTTTTCGCAGTCCATATACCTTTATCAGCGATGACTTCTCGTTTCATAACCATTTTTTGTTTAATGGCATTTGTGTAATCGGCAAGTTCAGCAAAACACTTATCTATAAAAGGTTCTATTCTACTATTTACTACTTTGTTTAAAAACTTTAATGTATCTGCTTTTGATTTATCTTTACAAGTTGCTTCAACTAATTTATCTAGTGTAAGGTAAATTGAATCTGTATCTGACGCAACAATATAATCAACCTTATCATGTGTCTTTAGTATTTTATTAATATATTCATTTACATTCTTTTCAATAAATCTAATTACAAATTGACCTGATGATGTAATAGCAGTTGCTTGTCTTACATCATAATATCTAAAGTATTGATTACCAATTGCGCCATAAGCTGAGTTAAGAGCAATCTTCTTTGCCCATTGTATATTATGACAACGAGATATTTCTCTAGCAATTGCAGGGTCTTTTGTCTTTTGATATTCTTTTTTAGCTTGAAACGCAAGAGTTTTAAACTTAACCCTATCGTTGTACATACTTTCCATAAGTCTAGGTAGAAACCCTGGACTATCTGTTTTAAACATAGCACCATTAGGCGTAATACAAGCACCTTCAGTTTTTAAGTGTGTTAATGGTGTCGCATGATTTAACAACTTATCTACTGAAACGCCTGATGATTTTACGCCAATGATTTTCTCTGGTGATATATTATACTGCATAATTAAATGTGGATATAGTGAATTTATATCAAATGATACTATCCAATTATGCATACCTGTAATTGGGTCTTTTACATAAGCGCCATCGTACTTGTCTTCTTTAATATTATCTTCTTTAGGTGGAATCATAATATTATCTTTTTTCAAATAATTGTAAATCAACATATCCCACATTCTTACTTGTGAAAATACATCTGTATAATTTACTTTAGCTTCATACGCCATAGTTAAGACTAGTTCAATTAGTTTTAGTTTATCTTCTAACCCATCAACAATTTCAACATCTTGTATATTATAATCTATAAATGATTGAAAGTCTTTTGTATACCATTCTCTAAATGTATCATATGGCATTTCATCTTTACCCTTACCAAGTTCTACTTTACCAATGTAATCAAGTTTATAACTTTCTTGTTTTGTTGGTATAAATTTTTGATACAAGTCCAAGTAATCTAACATAGAGATACCAAATATATTATAATGAGTTTGTGGTCTACCTCTTACAACAATGGTTTCTCTTTCAACTAAATTCCAAGGTGAAAATCTTTTTAATACTTTTTCATCTACTAGGTTTCTAATACGATTGAATAGATAAGGTATATCAAAAAATTTTGTATTCCAACCAGTAATTACATCTGGATAGTTCTTAATCCAGAATTTCATAAACTCCATAATCAAAGACTTTTCTGACTTACATCTTATATAAGTTATATCTGGTCTATCTGTTTTAAACTCACCTGTACCCCAGGTTATAATTTGTTTGTTAGATTGATTTTTAACTGTGATTGCTAATAGTTCTTCTGTTGGGTTTTCTATATCAGGAAAACCATTTTCAGCACTACATTCTATATCAACTGTAAATATTTTAATTTGGTCTTTATCAAATTGCATATCTTCTGGATATTCATTTGCGATATATTGATATTGATAACGGTCCATACCATACAATGGTGAGTTATCTGTATTATAACTTTTTTTAAACTCTCTTGCTTTTGAAATACTACCAAATTGAATAGGTTTAAGATTTTGACCTTTTAGTGTTTTGAATTCTGTTTCATCTTGTGAAATACCATACAGTGTTGGTTGAAAGTCTATTTTATTTTTATATTCTTTACCCTCATGGATACCTCGAACCAATAACTTTCCTCTATGTTCAATAACGTTTTTGTAAAAATTCATAATCTATTATAACATTAAATTTTGTAATTGTCAAGTAAATGTACGATCAAACCATCATGTTCTTTGCTTAATTGAATTTGACAGCCTAATCTGCTAAAGTTCGGATCATAGTTTTTTTCGTATTCAATAAGAGTGCCTTCAAAGCTGCTCTCATTCAATTTACCAATCTTACTTATCCAAGTTTCATCTATCTTAATGTGACAAGTAGCACAAGCACAACACCCACCACAATCACCAGGAACCTCAGGAAGATTGCCATAATCTCTAGCAGCTTCCATAATAGTTACACCTTCGTCAACTTGGACTGGAATGGTTTCCTGTCCTCGTTTGAAGTTTACTGTAATCATTAAAGTTTTGGTACTGAGTTTTCTGTAATTAATCCTGGTTTAGCAGATATAATTCTACTTGTATTTTGTTCATACGATTTTAGAATTTCGTCTTTGGGATCTGTTATAAAAACAACTTTATCTTTACTAACAGTGACTGTATCACTTTTACCAAAAGCATTATACAATGACATCATCAATTGTATTGGTTGTCCTGGTGCTGATTGTTGTGGTATGATTACAAATGGTTTATGTAAACTTACACCTTGATCGTTTTCGCCTACTTTAGCGATTACATCTTCGCCTGTTGCGAGTCTTAATAGTTTCACTTCTTGCATAATATCTCCTTAGTTGTTTATAATATAACACACATTGACTTAAATGTCAATGTTATTTTTTCTCAAAACCAACTTTGTCTTGTTTGCCTTCTTTATCAATTGGTCTTAATCTTTTACTTAATACAAAAGTTCTATTAGGGTTGACACTTATATTCATTTGTCGCATTAAATCTCTATTAATAAGTAGATCAGAACCTGAACGAGGTCTAGCATCTAATCCTACTTCTATATCTTTATATGTAAATCCGTTGAAAGTAATATCCATTAATATAGTTGGTCTTATTTCTGATGGTTCTTCACCGTCAGCATTTGCTCTATAAACTTTACTTATACCGTGTCTTGGTTTAGTATAAGTCTTTCCATTAAACTTCCATTTGATAACTTTGTTTTCTTCTAAAATTTCATCAGCGTGTAAAGCACAAGCAAGTGAACCATTACCTGTATCAAATTTTGCTCTAACTTTTCCTAGTTCATCTAGATCAACAGTTTCTAACCAACCACATTCAGCGGCTGCTTGTCTGTCCCAATGACTTCTTTTTGATACCCAATCTATAATATCATACATTAATTCTTCGCCACCGATAGCGCCTGATGGTTCTGGTTCTGAATAGTAGTCTTTGTATTGATAGCCTTCGTAT